ACACCCCTATATAAAATACATTACGAACTGTGGATAAGTTTTCCCAAATTGTGGATAACTTTTGCTAAAAAAGATTACGAAACATCCATATTTTTCCACAAATTGGGGATATTTTTATATAAAAAATGCTTGACAAATCAGGGATATTGTGCATATTTGGATATAACAATTTGGTAAAAAGGGTTGACAGATAGGAGGATTTGGTGTAAAATGGATTACGAACGCCCTTATATTGAGGCTCAATTACCCAAATACTTTTATCCAATCCTTCTCTCTGATGTCAACAAATACAATCAGTAATATTTATCTGTGGATAACTCTGTGGAAAACTATGTGGATAAGTGTGTAAAACTTAACAAATCAGGGATAGTAAACTTAACAATATCCTCATATCAAACTTAACAACCTATGTGTTTATGCTAGGGTTATATTGTACTAGGGGTATTACGATCCATTCTTATCTACCCCCGAAATTTTAAAATCTTCAATAGGCTTTAGGTCAGATACATCCATTACTAGACGTTCTCCATAGCCATAGTCTTTCTTATAGTGGTTGCTTAGGAAGGTTGCCTTGTCAATGTACCCCCAGATTACGAACCTTGGGTCTTCTTCAGACTTCGTCTTGTCCTTGCCAATGTATTGAACTAAGATTGCTAGGTCTGATTTAAATAGCCATGGAGCGTTAAAGATAAGGCTCTTTAGTTGGCTAGTCTTTACCTGGATTGTGGTATCTCCAACCTTCATGTCAGAGCCATCATCTCCACCGACCATTACCGTGGTGTCTACAGGGATGCCGAGTGCCTGACCAATAGCCTGTTCGCCCAGATGTCCAATGACATTGATACCCTCTGAGGTGTTATTACGATCAAACATCTTGTCTGTGACATTGTGCTTTTGCTTTGCCTCACGCATAGCCTTTACGAACTCTAGAGTTTCTGTCACACGCTCTGGTGACACTGTTACTTCAATCATTATTTCCTAGTCAGCGTAGTAGGTGTAGTGGGCATCGCCAAAGCAGATGGTGCAGTCTGGGTTACCCTCTTCAAGGTCGTCATCGTCTTCTGGGTTACACTCTGGACATGAGGTGTACATAGATGTTTGAATCCACTGCGAAGAATCATCTGACTCCCATGCCTTCTCAGACACTAGCCATTCCTCTTCATGCCAGCAGCAGTTGCTAGGTGAGAACTCTAGGAATCCTGGAGAGATGTGGTTGTTCTCACAGGTTGAGTGTGCAGTCCAAACAAACTTAGGGTCAATAGCCTTTACGATCTCACGGTTCTCGTCCGTAACTTCATAGTGCTTAGGAGCATACTCCTTGATGAAGTCATCGTATGCATCTTGTAGGTCGTCTTCGTCGAAATCTGGCATTGCATCTCCTTTGTTTGTAGTTCAATTATACTCCTAATACCCTCGCAAGTCAAGCATTTATGCTATAATTTATCTATGGCTGGAAAGAAAACTGCATCTACACGTAACTCAGATCGTACCAATGGCAAGGCTTCCAAGAAGCGTCCTAAGATATTTGATCCTCAGAAGCGTCGTTTAGTAACTCTGTAATATTTATAGGCTTATACTGGTGTTTCACTAGGTCAATAACAGCCTTTTTATTCTTTAACTTAGACTGTTCAATAAGTTCAACAACCCTATCGTTCTCGTTCAATTCTCCCATCATAGAAGAGACCTTGATGTAGAGTCTAAGGTCTGGATAAATCTTGAACGCAAGCCATTCTCTAAACTGTTCAATTCTCATACTGATTATTTCTCCCATCCGACAGGCTCCTTGTCTGTAACGTGGTTCTCAACAACTTGAACGAGTTCTTTCCTGGTGTAAGGATCTTCCTTTAGCCAGTCAACATCGTGGATGTGTTTGTTAAGAAGGTCAATGATTTGCTTGTGGTTCTCTACCATGCCTGCTTCATGTCCATGTTTCCATCCAAGGTCATAGCCCTTTTGAACTAGGCGTAATCGCCATTTGAATATCTCTGGTAGTTTCACTTGCTCTCCTTGTTAATGCCATAGATAATAGCCTCTGAGATAGCCTCAAGGTCTTCAAAGGCTACGTCTCTTTGCATGGCTGTAATTCGTCCAGTCTTGCCATACTCTTTGGCTCCGCTCACCCTATCTTTAATTAAACTAATGATACGCTCACGTTCCTGTCGCTTTACAATACCGATAAACTCATTGATAGCAAGATGGTCAGACTTACTGACACTTGCATCTAGGACTAGCATATCGCTCTCTACTTTGATCACTTGTTCTCCTTAATGTGTTGGCAATCACCTTTTTGGCAGTTGGGACAATCTGGCTTCATGATACGTGAGTAACCCAATAGTACTGGCACTTGTCGCAACATGGCTCATTGTTTTTCGATTCGACGGCGGTAGCGAATTCAAAGTAATACTCTGGGTCTTTACGATATAGGTTTGCTTTGTGTGTAGTTGTCACACGTGCCATAACCTTTTTGTCGTCCATCCAGAAGGGCATACCATAACCCCAGTCCTGATACTTACGCTCGTTAAGTTCGTTGAGATTACGAAGATTGTTCTCTGTCTTGATGCCACGCTTGTCAGCCTCTTCAATCATGACCATAGCGTATTGAAATAGACCCATCTCAAAACCACGCCACATCTTGACAGCAGGATGATTACGCCATCCAGCATGAGGATCGTCGTTTGATAGAACATTGAGGATTTGGTAGCACTCCAGGATTTGCTTATTAAGTCGCTTATTGTCTAATGCCTGGGCAGTGTGATAGAAAGATTTGAATGGCATGAAAGTTTGCATGTTTGTCCTTTGTTTAACGGAAACTTTATATATACAGTATACAGGGGATACTAGAGAATGTCAAGCCTTTGGCTTGTATTTGTTCTCTTATTTACCGCCGAACTTTATTGTATATTATTCTTAACAGTGATTATGCCTTGTGCCAACGCCGAGAACTTACTGCAGCCATCGTGCTCACATGCATCGTCAGCCAGATAGTCTTCACATACTTGCTGGTCTAATAGTTTAATTACTGTCTCAAGTGCAGCCCGAAAGCCCTTGTTATATTCTGCCTTGCCGATCTGCTCAAAGTCAGATAGACGCATGTTTGCTAGATTGTTGATGTCCATAATACTCCTTAGTTAGGGAACTTCTTCATCCAAGACCTTGTTGTCTCAGTGATGCCGTGCCACGCTGACCAGTCCTTGCCACCGTTAGACATGTGGAATGCAATCTTAGCATTCGTGTATGGGTCAAATAGTTCTTTGTTATTCTTTAGGTCAAACTGCTTAAGTCGTGCTGGTCCAAGAGAACCAATCATGTTGATCTGGAATAGACCGTATGAGTTGTCTCCTGTGTTGCTGTTACGATTGTGTGCCATCGGTCTGCCTGTTGATTCCTTCATGGCAGTAGCCCATGCCTTCTTCAAGCCTTCTCCTCGGAACCCCACCTCGTGCAGGATATCCTTTAGTTCGTGTGGCTTTAGCATTGTCTTCTTAGTGTAAACAATCTTAGTAGGCTTTAGAAGTTCCAACGTATCGTCTGGCTTAACAGTGACAACTGTGCTGACAGCAGGTGCTGCCTGGACTGGATTAGCAATTGATAGTGGCATTACGAACAGGGCAATAATTATCTGGGATTTATACTTATTATTCATCCTATAATTATACCATTCAACCTATACCCATGTCTACCCCAAATGCTATAATGGTATCATGTCAAAGTTTAGATACCTTATTTTCCCAGATAGAACTTATACTATTAAGTATGAGGACTTTGACTATGACATTACTGGGGAAGAGATTATAGCCTCATTTAGACGTGGAGCATACCTAGAGGAAATGTTTAAAGATCTTGATATGAAAAATCTGGATACGCAGGATCGTTCTGAGGGAACTGCTCCTGGCACGAGTGACAGTAGTGAGTAGGTCTAAATCCCTTTGGCATACCGCCCAGCACAATGCCATCAGTCTTAGCCATTTCAATTAGTTTTGGTGTTGGATAACCATAGATAACATTTACTAGGTCTCCATTACATATTGGACAATTATTCATATATCTATTATAACAGAAAACAGCGGTATAATAATAAGATGGACTCAGAAGAGATTCTTCGTGAACTAACCAAACTAATCAATGTTATTGGTCCTGCTGGTGAGCAGGTATTTGATCTTGCTGTTGCTTATCAGAGAATTCTTTTCTTTGAAAAGTTCCGTGCCTTGCTTGCACAAAAAGATTTGGCTAATGACCAGATTGCTCTAGATGTTCTTAACTGGGCATATCAGTTGTTATCAGAATAATTGCTGTATAATAGTAGTATGACTACTCACGCACTCGTAACCCTTAGCAGTTCTACTGCTACTAGGCTTACCCCAGCAGTTCTACACTCTGGCATGGATATCACAATCCAAAACGTTCACGCTTCTGCATATGTTTATCTTGGTGGAGAGGGCGTTACGTCTTCAAATTACGGATATCGTATTGCCCCTGGACACGCAATCTCTTGGGAACTCCCTGGAAAAGATGCCATGTATGCAATTACAGACACTAACAATTCTCAAATTGCTGTAATGAAAACTAATCTTGAGAGTGGTAGTTAATGTCTAGGTTTACCAATCACACTGATGGAACTCCTGGTCCAGAGGGTCCTGCTGGTCCTGCTGGCAGTGCAGCATCTCTTTACTACGGGTCATTCTTTGATGAACTACAACAAGATGCAGGTCAAGATACCATTCAAGCAATGAGACTAAGAACTACTGACTTTGCCAACGGTATCTCAATTGCTGGAACCAATAATACTAGGATTACCATGGGGCACACTGGCAAATATAACATTGCCTTTTCTGCTCAACTTCATCAGACAAACAGTTCTTCTATTGTAAACATCTGGCTTGCTAAAAATGGAACTGCTATGGCTTGGACAAATACTAAAGCATCTATTACTGCTAACAATCCTTATTATGTTGCTGCCTGGAATTTCTTTGTTGACGCTACCGCTGGAGATTACTACGAAATTATGTGGTCATCTAACAGCGATCACACAGTTTTGGAAGTTCTTGCCCCTACTGGCACTGGTGCTAACCTACACCCTGCCGTTCCTTCTGTTATTGCAACCGTAAACCAAGTGGGATAACATGGACTTGGTCTATGTGTGTCGCAAAGGCGAGAATGAGGAACTTAGATATTCATTACGATCCATTGAAAAATTTTCCCCGAATTATCGTGTCTGGGTAGTTGGATACAAACCATCTTGGTATACTGGAAACTTTATGCCAGTAGAGGATACGTCTGGTAAATTTAATAACATTAGGCTTGCCCTGCTTGCTGTATGCGAAAACCCAGAAATATCTGAAGACTTTGTGTTTATGAATGACGACTTTTTTCTTATCAAACCTATTAACAAGTTTATTAATTATAATGGTGGATTGCTTACAGATAAGATTAATCGATACCGCCAAATAAATCCTACATCATCATACGTGATTGCACTAAAAAAGACGCTAGAGCATTTAAAAAGATCTGGTATCAAGAACCCGATTGATTACGATATTCACGTGCCAATGATATTTAATAAAACAAAATTACGTGAGGTTGCTTATCTGCAAGTTCAGCCTAGGTCTTTATATGGCAACCTTTATAACATAGCGTCAGAGACGATCAGGGACGTTAAGAAGTACTCTAGCACAAGTTATATGAGTTCCCTGTCTTATGCTGGAACCGAGTATCCATTTATATCTACCGAAGATAAGTCTTTTGCTGAAGTGAAGCAAACTATCCTAGGTAGCATGTTTCCCAATCCTTCTAGGTATGAGCACCCCTAGTAGGAATCGAACCTACGACGAACAGATTAGAAGTCTGACACTCTATCCACTGAGTTATAGGGGCTGATGGGTAATTACTTACCCTTGTTCTCTTCCTTAAACTTACGAAGACGGTTACAGTTAGCACACAAAAACTTTAGTTGTGTAATCTGTCGCTTTGCCTCTTCAAAAGTCTCTTGGTCAATTACAGACTTTACGATCTGATCTTCCAGGCTCTCGTCAAAGAAGTCCATCTGGCTGTGGTGTAGGTATTGGCTACAACCAATACATGGACGCTTAATCTTATAGTTCTCAATGTAAGTGATTGTCTTATCTTTATAAAAACTGTTTGATGGCATTTTAACTTCCTTTACTGAATAGTCTGTAGTGTCTTTAAGGTAGTATGCTACAGTACCTTTGGAGCAACCAAGTTCTTGGCTAATCTCTCCATATGTTTTTCCTTCTGCTCTTAGGCGAAGGATGTCTTGCTTGTAACTCATTCGTACTCTTTTCTATAAATTATTTAGTCAACCATTTAACTAGTTCTGGGTTGTCTTGCAGAATCATCATGAAGGCATTTTCATAAATGCCAATGAAGTGGTGTTCCCACTCTTCGTAATCCGCCTTCTTCTTTGGCTTTGTAGTTCCCTCAAAAATCATACGAGCGGAATGCAGAATCTCATGAACCATTGTCACTCTCTGCTTGCTCTCACTAACATCTGCAGCGATTACGATCAAGTTTCCTTGGTCTAGGGTGTAGCCATATGAGTTATCGTTTAACATGCCGTCTTCACGAGTATCACGAAACTCTATAGAGAATACTTGTGGACCAATTTTAACTGAGTCAATCATAGTCTTTCCTTTATCAGATTGTCTATCTTCTTATTCAGGTCATATATCGAACCGTCATTAACAATTGTAGCATCAAATGCAAAGTTGTCAAGGGCTGTTTCGGAAGAATGTCCATTTACCGCCCCAATACCAGGCTTAACTATCCTGATAATGATTCCTTCCCTATTCTTAATAGCCCTGTATTCATTGGGATATCTAACATCGGTTAGCACCACCTTATCAAATTTGCCAACGCCCTTCATAGCCTGGTTTACCCAGAAATCTGGACCAAACATCTCACGACCCACCTCTGTGCCAAGAATCTGCAAAAGCCTCCTGGTTTCTGGAGAGATCTTTTTTACTTCTTCCCAACCCATACTATCTACTGGAGATTGTAGGTGGACAGCACGAAACTCTCCAACCTCAACCAATGGATTAAGTCTATACAATGCCTGTCTAATTGGGTCCGCAAATGCCACCCTACGAAAGTCGTAGTTCTTAATTAGGTGGCTTGCTACTGTATCCTTGCCTGTTTGTGCATATCCGCTAAGACCAATGATCATGAGTGCAACGCCTTAAACGTTTGTGGAAATGCTCCATGTGCTAGATCTTTAACAGCGAGAGCATAGTCCTGAATCTCTTTTTGTGCATCATGTTCTAGCCTCTGCTCAAGAAATGTCATTACTCCCTGCAGCGATACAGTCCAACGCCAACGTACATACATACTGTATGCAGGCAGGAATAGACGAGCAATCTCTGGTGCCACATTATCTTTCATAGCATCTTGATATAGGCGTGTTCCCTCGTTAATGATGTCATTTAGTTTGTTTGTATAGTATGCACCAATAGAGTAGTGAATTGGCTCACCGCTACCCTGCTTGCTATTCTCTGGCTTACTACGCCAAGATGAAGCACTAGGGACGTAGAACTGTTCGTCTTCCGTGACGTATCTACGAGAAGATTCATTCCAGCCGTTCTGGTCGTCTACGTGTGTTGAAGAGACTGCATACTTCCACCATTGTCTTGCAACGAAGAGTGGTGCATAGACTTCAAAGGTAAGTGCTGCATGGCGGAATGGCGACGTGTGCCCTTCACGAAGTAGGAAGCCAATAAGTTTCTCGTCTTTGGTGGTAAATTCTTCAGACTCTTTATCGTACGATACACGAGCAGCGTTAACGACAGATAGATCGTTACCAAGAGTATCAACAAGACGTACATAACCGTTATCCAATACATTAATTTGATTCATCTTTATTCTTTTCTACAAAACGTTTTTCTAGTTTCTTGACAATAATTTTATATGAAATAATTGCCACTGTCAACTCATAGATGGTATTCCAAAAGAAGTCAACAATTACGTGATTTATGTCGGTCACCATTTTTAGGACCAACGACCAGTCAATCACTGTATCACTCTACATCTTTCGCAAGTGGGTCGTACAGTTTATGAATTCTTTCAATGACATGCTTAATGTAGTATGCATAATATGGGTCTTCTGCAGATGCAAGGTAATGCTCTTTCTCCAGGTCTTCAAGCAACTCTTCGTATGCCTGCATTTTTCCCTCATTGATAAGAACCTGAATAACAACCTGCTGTTCTGGTGTCATGTCTTCAATAGTAATCTTTGGCATTCTACTCACCTACCACTGCAAAAATATCACGGTATGGAAGGATGACAAGACTTTCACCATTGTGCTCAATCTCTGTACCGCTGTATTTAGAATAGATAACCTTGTCACCAACCACTAGATCCATAGTCATCTTAGTACCGTCAGCAAAAGTTGCACCATTGCCTACAGCAACAACAATGCCTTCAGTTGGCTTTTCTTTTTCTAGTGTTGAGATAATAAGTCCAGATGCAGAAGTCTTCTCTGTCTCTACAATTGGCTTAATTACAATCTTATCTTCTAGTGGTTTAATCATTTTAGTATTCATCCTTCTGGTGCTTTACACCGTGCTTGTCATCGATGTACTTGTGGATCTTGCGTAGTGCTACCGCCTTTGATACGGCAAAGCCTACCAAGAGAAACACGGCATTCCAGAAAAACTCTGCAGCCATATGCTCTAGTCCAAATGTAACTTCAATGATTGTGTCTAATAGGGATTCTCCCTCGTGTTCGTGCATTACTGCTTTCCTTTACGTAGAATTTCTATTGCTCTATTGAGACCTGTTATGCTATCAATTATACCCAAGTCCGACTCTTTAGTCAATAGTTTTATGAACACTTTTCTGGTTTCATTTACCGCTTTTTTACGACCAGTGTCAAAGCCATCATTCCAGGCTTCAGTCTTGATCTTTTCTAGTCTTGCTTTTGATATAAACATGTCTCTCCTTTTGACGCTCCCCCCAAAGGATTCGAACCTCTATAGCCAGGACCAAAACCTGGAGTCTTGCCAGTTAGACGAAGGGGGAATATTTTGCAGTCCCAAGGGGAATCGAACCCCTCCTATCGCCGTGAAAGGGCGACGTTCTAACCGATAAACTATGGGACCTTGTATATATATTGTATCAGGGGCAAGCCCTGGAGTCAAGTTATTCTGCTGAATAATTAGGGAAAACTTTGGGAGTGTTCTCACACATGTCTTCAACCAAGTCTGCAAATGAGCGTTTACGAACCCATCCCAAAGCCCTCTCAGCCTTGCGAGGATCGCCTAGGAGGGTCTCAACTTCTGCAGGTCTAAAGAACTTAGGGTTAATCTTTACGATAGTCTTGCCAGTGTTCTTATCAATACCAATTTCATCTACCCCACTACCCTGCCACTCAATGTCAAAGCCAAAATACTTAGATGCAATGTTTACGAAGTCACGGACTGAGTGCTGTTCGCCTGTTGCAATTACATAGTCATCTGGTTCGTCAGCCTGTAGCATTAGCCACATGGCATATACGTAGTCTTTGGCGTGTCCCCAGTCACGAAGTGCGTCTAGATTACCAAGTTCTAGGGTATCAATCTTGCCATCTTTAATAGCATTAAGAGACAAAACAATCTTGCTTGTCACAAAGTTTGCTCCACGTCTAGGTGACTCGTGATTAAATAGAATTCCACTGGTAGCAAACATACCATAAGATTCACGATAGTTCTTTGTAATCCAGTGACCATATAGTTTTGCCACACCATATGGCGATCTTGGATAGAATGGAGTGGTTTCCTTTTGTGGAACTTCCTGTACCTTGCCAAACATCTCAGATGTAGATGCTTGATAAAACTTAGTCTTATTGGTTAGTCCAGCATTTCTAATGCCTTCCAGGATTCTCAATACTCCAACACCATCTGCCTCTGCAGTAAACTCTGGCGTGTCAAAGGATATCTGAACGTGGCTTTGTGCACCAAGATTGTAAATCTCGTCTGGCTCCACAAGTTTAATAAGATTATTAATAGATACCGAGTCAGTCAGATCTCCTTGGTGAAGGAATAGGTTATCGTTGTCTAGGATGTTTTTAATTCTAACAAGATTGTCTGTGGATGATCTTCTTACAATACCGTGGACCTGGTAGCCAATGTTAAGTAAAAGTTCTGCAAGATAAGATCCGTCCTGACCTGTAATGCCAGTAATAATTGCCTTCTTCACTATTAGTCTTTCCAGATAGTAGTGATAGCGGTTGGCTTTGTATAGTCCTTACCAAAGTCAGCAAACAGAGCCTTGTCCATTTCTCTTTGAACTATACGTCTTGACCAAGAGAAACCAGCGTCTCCACCCCAAGCAAGCCACATGATATAGCCATTTGAAGGATTTGCTGAGTTACCCCAGTCCTTACCCTTCTTGTCTACCTCGTGACGTGAGAAGTATGAGTACATGCGTTTCACTGTACTTAGCGAGAGTGTCTCTCCATTAGCCAGTTGTCTAGCCCTAGTCCATCCAACAGCAGTTCCTGCACCAGTGGCTTTTCCGTCCTCTTTGAACTTAATAGCACGACGAGCAGCAGACCTGGCACCAGCAGGAGGAGAATAGCCCTCAGCCTTTTCCATTTCGTCTTCATATTCATCCTCTTCTTCGATGTCAACTTCAATGTCAACAATCATTGCATCGTTGTATAGCATACCAATTGAGTATGCGGTAGGACAGAACTTTCCGTCCTCTTCTTGCTCAAACATTCTTACAGCCATAGCAGGGTTTTCTGGAGTAGACTCAATAGCATATTCAGTGCCTGGTGTACCGTATGTTCCACCCTCAGTCATAATGTGCTCTACTTGACCAACCACAATTCCCTCAGAGGTTCCGCCCATTACGTAGTCGCCTTCTTGAATTGGTCTGTCAGCCTTGGTTACTGGTACACAGTTTGGAACCATGCGACCACCGCTGCCTGGCTTCATGCCACGCATTACGTAGCCTTCCCAGCACGGCTCTACTTTGTCTATGTTACCTTCAGATTGATTGATAGCATAAATTTGATTGGCTGCTTCCTCTTTAGTAGTGTGGCAGCCCATTACGGTTCCGTCGTCTTTTAGGGCAGGGTAACCCGAACAACCGTATGATCCCTTTTCTCCAACATGATATGGCATGTATATATTATAGCATGAAAGATGGACAGTTTATACTCATGTCCAGGAGTGTGTTACTGCCGTCTATTAGTCAATCTTAATTGACTTTGGCTTCTTTTCCTCTGGTACTACTCGTACTAGAGTAATACTCAAGATACCGTCACGAGTTTCAGCCTTCAGAACCTCTGTGTGCTCTGGTAGGGTGAATGATCGAACGAACTTTCGGTTAGCAATTCCCTTGTGAAGATAGTCAGGGACTTCTGTTTGTTCTGAATTGCTCTTGACCGTTAGAATGCGATTGTGCAAAGTTACGTCAAGGTGGTTCTTATTTAGACCAGCAACAGCAAACTCAATAATCCATTCATCGTCGTCTACTTTAATTACGTTGTATGGTGGGTAAGTTGCCTTCACTGGCTGATTGAATACCTTCTCAAATTCCTGAGCAAGGTCTCCGAATGGGAAGAGCAGATCTCTTCCTACATGTGGTGTACGATTGTATACCATATTATCATCTCCTAATATTTAGCGAGTTAATTGCCCCCAATTGGCAGGCATATATATTATAGCAGATGCTATAATAGTTGTAAAGAGAAATGAGTTTTATGTCAAAGCCTAAAGTCCTCGTCTATTCTGTGATTAGAAATGAATCAAAGTACATAGACAGATATTACGATCAACTTAAAGAGATGGTTGAATCATTCCCAAAGTACGAATTCTTTTTGTCTATTTACGAGAACGATTCTACGGATGGTACCCCCAAACTAATTAAAGAAAAGGACTGGTCGTTCTTCTCAGACTTTTCATTCATATCTGAGAAACTTATGACCAAGAACTATGGCTCTGTCAAGTCTAAGGATAGAGTTAAGAA